GTAGAAAAGATCCCCGTTGACCCCAACCGTGCAGCGTTCTCCCACGGCTCCGAAATCGGTGTGGGCTATTCGTTGCAGCGGCTCCTTGAGGTTCAACCATTCCGTCCGCGTTGGCGGAACATCAGTGTAGTAGGCCGACGTGAGCGTGTAGACGTAGAGCCGTCCCTGCCCCAGTGCCGTCTCAATGTTGGACGAATGCTTCAACGCGGTGATGTTCCCCGCTTGCGTCGGAACAATGAAGGCGTCTCCCGCCAACGACACCGGGTTCTCTGTGTTCTTAAGAATGGAGTCCCGGAAGTTGTAGATGCCGGTGCCGGAATCGTGGCTGCCAACGATGTCCCCGGCGGCGTACTGCCGACTGAAGGCGTACCAGATCCGGCCCATGTAATAATCCATCGGCCCGGAGGGCAGAAGTTCGGACTGCTCGGAGACGGCGGCGGTCGGGGCACCACCCGTGCTCTGCGTCTGCTTCGCTGTGACAGCCATTCGATAGGTGGCAACCGGATGCTGCGTCGACGGGACTCCGCCGGGATAGGCGGCAAGGAATTCAGAGCGATGAAGGTTCAGCGTGCCCTGACTGTCAAAAACGGGATGGTCAGCGTTGAACGCTCGCAAAGGCACGTCCGGATAATTCGGAGTATACATGGCGGTGACGAACACGGTTGCCGACACGCCGATGGCCGGAACGATAAAGGCATTTTGAAGCGTGAACGCCACATTTACGGGCGGTAGAACGGGTGGCTTTTTGTCTGCGTTCTGGTTGACGTTGAAAACGGTTCCCGCCGGATAAGTGTAGCCCACCTCGATGAAATCAAGATTCATGATGGTGACCGAAAAATTGGTGATGATCGGGGTGGTGCCTGCCGGTATTGCCCCGATGAACCCGACGCTTCGACGCAACGTCGTCCCATCCCAGAACAACGGCAACGTGACCAGATCCCCGGCCTGAATAATCAGGAATTCCTCGCCTTGAATAAAGAACGCCTGCGGTTGATCCGCTGGGTTTACAATGTTGAAAGTTGCCGATAGGTCTTCCACGGAGAAATCCGTGTCCGTTCTCACCCGGTAAATCCTCCCGCCGATGGACAGCACGGCGTAGGGATTCCCGGTCTTCGGCTGATACATGAACCCGCCTTGAAAGATTCCGGCCCACGGATAATCTTTCACCCTGCCGATCCATCCGGCCCGGGGAGATACTCCGCCGTTTCGGACTGTCCCATTGGTCAGCCAAGCGAGTTGATTTTTCTGCAACCCATTTGGATTTCCATCCGAAGCCATCGTCTGCACACGACCGGAATCAATACCTGCCGACCAGTCCAGTTGACCATCGACTATCCGGGTAAGATTTCCGTTCGGGGCGGCCATATCAGAGAATATCCAAGTTCAAACTCAGCACAGACGGTGACAGCGACCGGCCAACCTTCTGAATAATTGCCGGACCAACCGGAACCACGGCGGTCAACATTCCCGGCGTGGCCGAAAGGTAATAGACCGTTCGGGCCGCCAGCGTCGCCGCCCCGATGACGGGCGTCCAGTCTGCCAGAACGAACACTCCCACCATTTGGATGATGGTGCCAGCTCCGTTCTTGGCCCCATCGGCACACAGACCGATGGCTTGGGATGCCACCGCGCTGTTGTCCGCCAGCACGTACCCCTTATCCAGCGTCACCGACCGTCCGATGACTTGTCCTTTTAGGAACGTAACGCCGGTTACGTTTTCTGCCGTGGCGAACCCCACCGAGTTGGAGGAAAGGAATTGGTAGAGCCGGGTGTTTTCAATCCGGATGTTTCCCCGGTACATGTACGTCTCCGCGTCGTTGAATCGGAACTTGCTCGGCGGGACAGGTAAGCTCACGGTGTTGAACTTGAACAGATAGCCGTCTATCGTCAATCCCAATGGCCGGAAGAAACAATCTCCCAAAACTGGAACTCTACGGTCTCCGGTTTGAACCGCTCATTCATCCCGTCCTCATAGAGATGGAGATGATCGTCCGGGGCGGTCAGTGGAAGAAGCAGAACGGAGGCATGGCCGGAAACGGCCTCAAGTTCCATTTCAAACGGTTCATCCAACTGGTCTGGCCGGAGTACGTCTGGCAAAAGTGGAGCGAACTGCAACTGGAATGCTATCTGGACTATCGGATCATCGGGGAGATTGGTCCGGCCAGCTCAGGAAAGACGGCAGCCGCCGCCATCCATTCGTTGACCGATTATTACTGCTTCCCCACGTCCACCACGATCCTTGTTTCCTCCACGGAGCGGGAGATGCTGGAAATGCGCGTGTGGGGGGAGATCAAAAAGTTTCACCGCGTCGCCCAGAGCCGGTTCGATTTCATTCCGGGAAACCTCATTGAATCCCGGCAGCGCATCGTCACCGACTCCAAGTGGGACGCGGAGGACGGACGGGATTTCAGGAATGGTCTCTGCGGGGTGCCCTGCAAAAAGGGCGGCTCCTACGTTGGCCTGTCCTCCTACGTCGGCATAAAAAACAAGCGCGTCCGGCTGATTGCCGATGAAGGTCACCTGATGCCACGGGCCTACGTAGACGCGATTTCAAACCTCAACAAAAACTCGGATTTCAAGTGCGTCGTGCTCGGCAATCCGAAGGAGACTACAGACGCCCTTGGCATCGTCTGCGAGCCTTCCGCCGAGCTTGGCGGTTGGGATGGCGGCATCGATCAGACGCCAAAGACAAAGTTTTGGCCAACACGATTTGACCGGGGCGTCTGCCTTCAACTCACCGGCAGCGATTGTCCGAACATGGACGTTCCGGAAGGGGAACCACCGCCCTATCCGTTCCTGATTACCCGGGAGGCCATCGCCGCCGACATCAAGTTCTACGGGAAGGATTCGCTTCAGTACACGATGATGAACGAAGGCCGGATGCCCCGGGGGCAGGGCCTTCGGCGCGTCATCACCCGGGCCATGTGTCTTAAGTTCGGGGCGATGGAGGAGCCGATTTGGAAGAACAGCAACCAGACCAGAATCGGATTCATGGACGCGGCTTACGGAGCCACCGGCGGGGACCGTTGCGTCTTCGGGGAGCTTCGGTTCGGCGATGACGTAAACGGAACCTCCATCATCGCCTTGATTGAAACCATGGTCGTCCCGGTAAGCGTCAACGAACCGGATCTGCCGGAGGACCAGATCGTCAACTACGTGAAAACCCAGTGTGAACAGCGAAAAATTGTTCCGGAAAACTTCTTCTTCGATTCAACCGGAAGGGGTTCCTTGGTCGGAGCATTTGCCCGTCTTTGGTCTCCCTATATTGTTCCGGTGGAGTTCGGAGGGAAGCCCACAGAACGGCTGGTCACGACAGACATTAGGGTGACGTGCCGGGATTATTACTCCAAGTTCGTCTCGGAACTTTGGTACTCCGTCTCCCTCGCCATTCAATCCGGACAGTTCCGAGGGATGACGGAGGACATGATGGCCGAGGGTTGCATGAGGGAATGGGGCTTTGTCGGGGCCAACAAGATTGAGGTTGAGCCGAAGGAAAAGATGAAGTTGAAGACGGGCAGAAGCCCGGACCTTTTTGACGCCTTGGTGGCCGGGGTGGAAGGGGCACGGCAACGCGGATTTCAGATTACGCGGCTGGCGGCCAAGGAATCCGGAATCCGGGACAACAAATGGAAGACCGAACTGAAGGACCGGATGGGCAACGTCCGTAGGAACCACACCTTGTCCTACTCCTGACCATCGAGGAACATTCGGCAAATTTGCCGAAGGTGGTCATGGCTTCACTGAGATCGGGCCGAGGATGATCTGCTGATTCGTGTTCCCCGTCCGAAGTATGTAAACCGTCCCGTAAACCGACTGCACGGAGACAGCTACAGTTGCCGGATCTTGGGCGAGAGCACCCACGAGCTTGGTTATATTCGTCGAGGAGCAACCCAGACAAAGTGTGGCCAGCAAGCAAAGAGCTTTCATGGCTTTCTTGATCCGATGTCCGAACGAATGGTTTTGATCTCGTCAAGGAGATCTCGATCAGTCTGCACGAGCTGAACGATGGCCTCGTGCATTGAGTCAGCGCGGCTTGATAGAATTCCGATGGCACGCTCATCCGCATCGATCTGCTTCAGCTTTTCGTTGATATGCCCGAGATAGATATTCCCGCCCCAGCAGACCATGGCCAGCAATCCGGCACAAACGCTCAACAGAGCGTTGTTGATGACCATTTGAATCTTGGTGGGAACGCTCGGCGTCATGGCGATGGTGGTTTCCGAATTCCGGCAGGCAATGCAGGGGGAGTCACCCTGAAATTTTTTCTCGGGTCCGTCGTTCCGATGCGAAGTCCGACGGCCTTGGCTGGATCTGCCGATAGATTTTTCATTTGAAAAAACGGCGTCCATAGACCGTCGGGGTCCGGAGCCGATTCAACAATTCCGGATGAATACGGAAATGGCAGCCAAATGTCCGCCGTGCCAGAACTGGTAGATTGGATGCCCAGTCCAACCGGCGGGTCTGGTGCGTTCGTCCATGGAATGGAGGGCGTCCGATCGCTAAACACTCCGTTCGTGCTAACTGCCCTTGCCGCAAACCACCACGTCCCAAAGTCGATATTGGTCAGCACGAGGAACAGATTCGTGCCAACTGAGTTGGTGGCCGTCCATGTGTTGGTTCCGGTGCCCCTAAGAATCTGGTAGGTGACATTCGTGGTTGGTGACGGATTCCAAACCAACTTATCCGGGAACCCGGGAGAGATGGTTGCCGGGGCGTTCAACGAGAAAAAAACCAATAGCAGAACAATGGCTTTGCATGGATGACTGAGGATATAGGATCGTAGATTTTTCACGGTGTTTTCTTCGTTTACCTTCGCGTCCGGACTGTGTTCCCGGATAATGTTC